ATCAATCATTTGCTTAAGTTCTCGACGAGCGTTAAGAAGGGTTTGGCGAAGTTTTGTTGAATTAATGGTGGCTTTATTGCCAGCAGCATCATTATCATACTTGCCTTTGCCATTCACTCCAGGTGCTCCAGCCCATTCAAAAGCAAATGCTTCTTGTGCTCGATCAAGGTCATTGTTCTTACCCAGCAGGTAATCACGCAGATCAGGACGCACATTAGAATTAAGAATATAACCCCAGAACATCTTAAGTTGATTTTCTGGTGTCATCTTGGCTGTTGGTGGTAGGTTGGCCGCAATCCTTGCTTTTGTCAGGTTACTATTTTTTCCATCAGGAATAGCCCATTGAGCAAATCCAACAGCAAATAATTTGCCTTGTTTTTGCAACTGTTCTACCTCTCCAATGTTCATGGAGGTGAGATTAATTTGCGTACCAGAACTAGTAGTTCCATAATTAACAGAATTGAATCCACCCTCTCCACTGGAAGTGAGCTTAGCCAATCCACCAAAATCACCGGTTCCTAAATTATCTCCTTGTGCCATAGGAGTAGGGGTTGCCCCTGCTTCTAAAAATTGCATTGAACTTTTCATTTGAGCAACGGTGGATCTAGGGTTACCGAGAACATTAGCCGCAGTACGATTGATAGCAGCCATCTTTTGAAATGACGCCAACTTATCAGGATTTGGTTGGTAGGGTACTCCTAATAATTTTCCCTGAGCAGCCATCCAACCATCGACACTAAGGCCAGTCATAGTAACAGCAGCCGTGACCTCTTCGGGCAACACTCCTCCTTTACTAATAATGTTTTGATAAAAATCAAAATCACTTGGATCTTCAATCCGTTGAACCGTTGGCGACATGGTAGGCAAAGGCCCCACTTGTTGCCGGATGCGGCGAACTTCTTCAGGAGAAGCAACAGGATTCTTAATTTGATACGGTTGTCCAGCTGGAAGAGGCTTCAATGTGTTTGGAGTTAAACCTGTTTTTAAATCAATATAATATGGTTCTTTCTCAAGGCTAAGATTTTTTAGCGTCTCTACAATCCACTGTTGCGCAGCTACAGAATCATTAGGATACTTTCCAGTTTTATCAAACTCGGCTTGCCATTTGGAAGAGAGAGTATCAAAAGCAACCCGTGAAGCGCCATTAATGGCTGAATCAATTCTCATCCCAAAACCGGAATCAGGTTTATAATTTAACCCTTTGGCACCAAGTTTACGCAAGATATCTTCCTTAACTGAAGGGATGACCATTTGAGCACCAATCCCTTTACCCAATTCCGCTACGCTGGGAATGTCGGGAAGCATATCTTTAATGCGTTTAGCATCTGCTTCTTCTAGATCTTCGTTAAGAACCAACTTATCAACCTCAGTTTCATCCCAAAGGAATCCTCCTCCTGGCTTTTTATTTCCAGAACGAATTTGCTTTTCAATAGCTTCTGCTAATCGTAGTGAACCGTCTTCAGTAGTTAATTTATTTTGCAGTTCCATTGCATAAGGACTGGAACTTTTAGTTAAAGACTCTCTAAATTTCTTTCGGAGAATAGTTAATTGTTCAGGAGTAGCAGTACGCCTAAGGGATTGAAATTGATTCCATTGAAGATCTAAAGTTGATTTTTCGTTGTTGTCTGCTGCCTGAGCTTTTGCTTTTTGGGTCGTTGAAATTAATGCTTTAAACTCCCTAAATTTAGCAGCATTCTTTTGGCCAAATGTCAAATTAGTTCCTGGAATTGGAGCCTGTTCTAGGGATGCAACGAGAGAACCCATAGAACCTGTGTCTATAACATCTGCATATATTTTAAGTTGATCATCAATGATCTTTAGTTGCGTTTCATTGGCAGTAACAGGATCACCAAATTCACGCAGCAAATCAGCAAAAGACGTTGCTTGCCATTGAACAGCACCATTTGGGGTCAAGGCACTTGTAATGGTATTGGCACTTTTAATAGTTACATTATATTGCCGTGTCTTTAGTTCACGTTCATCTGTTTCTTTCATCCAAGAACGCATAACTTCGCGCTCAGCCATGGCCATATTATAGCCACCGTATTCTTGAATGATTTCTGGATTCAGTCTATCAAGTCCATACTCTTGGACCCATTGCTGAGTTAGTACTCGGGTCACATCACTAATTTGATAACCCTTGGCTTCATTTGGTTTTACAACACTACCATCTGATAAGGTAACGGGTTGATCACTTCTCTTTTTAGAATACAAAAAGGATTCCAAACTAGCCGGAGCTAATTGAGCAGCAGCGATGGCAGCACCGATAGCTTCCTGACCTTTAAGAGCTGGACTGGTAGAGAGAATAGTACTGGCTGCCCCAGGGTCTGTTCCAGAGTTAGCAATAGCTTTAGCGGCGTTAATATCTCTAGTTGCTGCGGCTTCTACCACAGCAGTTTTGGCAACAAATTTATCTTTATTTTGTGGATCTAGAATAACTTCTCCACGAATAAATTTAGCATAACCTTCAGCTCTTTTAGCTTTTTTTCTTTTTTCAGCTTGTTGCTTAAGAAATCCTTCAAGCGTTTCACTAAACTGAGCAAAAGCACCAAGATCCTTTTCGGATTGAGCAAGCATCTGCCGGCTAGGATCAAACGCTATGCCGGGTTGAAAGGAAGGAGATGTTTGAGATCCAGTTAAAGCAACCTGCTGGTTAGGGGATTCATAAATGCTAGCCATAATTAGTTACTTAGGAGTAGGTTTTGGTTGGTCTTTTGGTTTATTTTTATTAAAAGCTCCTGACCCTTCAACATCAGCAAAGGTAGAAACACCAGAAAGGGCAGCACCAGCAAGACCAAGCGCCAACCCACCCGCACTTGGCTTAGCTTGACGCTGAGACGCAGCGGCGATATTAGCAGAGGTTTGTTGACGGTTAATATCCTCCATACCAAAGAAGTAATCTTGTTGGGCATAAGCAAGGTTCATGCCAAGCGTTCCTAGGTCACGTCCCTCAACCCTCTCAGCATCGGCTAGAAGGCCCTCAATTGACTGGCCAGAACGTCCGGCAGCTAGGGTACTGCCCTGCGCTTGAAGGCGCCTCACAAGCCCCTGTTCAGCCGCTTGAGATGCCTTGTCCATCTCACCCTTCATCTTAAGTTGTGTTTGTTGGTAAGCCCTATTGGCAGCTTCCTGATTAAGAGTACGTTGTTGTTGATAAGCCTGCTCACTAGCACGGGCAGCTTGACTTTCAGCTTGATAACCAGCAATGGATTGAACGGCACCCATAAGGCCCGTCGCAATCCCCATAACTACGGCGTCACACATGATTTTGTTAGTTTAGCAAATTCAACATAAGTAAGATTGGTTTGAGTGGTGACATACATAAGCTTCTTAAACCCAAGCATATGAAGGAGTTTCATATGTAGTTTGTTTCTTGGATCAGCTATGTTATGTAACATCTCATAGGAGGTTTGTTGTTCGACCCATTTCTTAGCCTCCTTAAAAAATAGTTTTGGATACGGTCGGACCTGGGGTGTGGTTAGCATCCATATGGCTCCGCAATGGGCATCTGTTCTGGATACCCCCGCTACCCCGCAGATCTCTCCGAGTGGGTTTCGAAAGGTTACAGGGTTGTCTGATAGGTCAAGAGAAAGGCAGAGGGTGGCCTCCATAATGGTATGGCCAAGACCCTCTAGTTCCCTTCGATCATCTTCTTGTAAGTGCTGAGCCACCCAGATTGCGTCTGAGCGGCTTGCGTTGTGGATTAGGTTCACGTTTTAAAGGGACTGGATACCCTTGTTGTTGTATGTTCCTTCCCAATCAAGAGAAGTAAATGCTGTTGGGAATGGACTATCGGCAATTAATTCAAATTCAAACTGGTCACCCTTTGCCAATACTGGTATCGTACTTTGAGCATTCCGAATGATAGGAATGTTATTAGCTAGATAATAATCAGCATTGATCTGTGGTAGTTCCAGGGTGAAATCATCACGACCCTCAGATCGAACCACAGCCTTGTAGGGGCCGGAATTGTAACTGTTTACTTTGATCCTACTAACCCTGGGAATGTTAACAGTATCCTTGAGTCCACTCTGAGCATCTTTGATAAAGTAGAACGCAGGCAGTTGAGCCAATGCTTCATACTTATACCCAACAGCAAACTTAGATGTGGTTTGATTGCCCTCAACCGTAAGGAAGTACCTCTGTCCTACTGCTGCGGTGGCATCATATTGAAGAGTTTGTTCTTCAAAATAACCAGAGATAGCAGGATCTAGGAAGATTAATACTGGTTGCTCATTGGTATCTTCAAACCCATCCTTAAAGCAGACACGAGTTAAACCTGTACCAGCATTATAGTTAAGAGTAGGTTTATAATCAAAGAGATCCAGGCGTACATCAAGATACTGACCCTCAAAGAAGAGTGACTCACTTGGGGTGTCTGTCAATAAGGATGCCTTACTGAGAACGTAGTTACTACCGTGCTTGGTAACAACAAACATTTGATCCTGATCAAAATCAGTAAACTCAATCGTACCAGGAAGCGTCCATCGGAACCAACTTGATAATACCTTTTGATCTCCATTGCGGAAGAACCGATAGAGATACATGCTGCTAAGCTCTTGCTTGCTAAGAAGAGCCACGGTTCCTGCTGACACAGAAGCCTTCATGTCATAAATAGCAGAAGGAATATAAGAAGGAATAATCCTAGTTAATTCAATGGTATTGGGTTTATCCGTACCATTGGGCATCATCTCATAGACGGATGAAGCCTTATCACCTTCTTCCAAGAATAGATAGCTTTCCCCAATATCAAGAGGAGAAACACTTTCAGACTGACTATAAGAAGACAGTAGGTTGATCTCAGCAGTCTTAGGAGAAAATGCTTCTGTTGTTGTTGTCAGGACATACTGAGCATTATCACCAAACAACAGCAGACCTGTTTGAGTAGGAATAGCATACCGCAGTCGAACTGGTTTAAGACTACTAGCACTAATGTCAATAGGGTCGCTATCAACAATTGTAATCACCGTGCTAGCAAAGAAGTTGAAGTAATCTCCTGCCTGTGAGCAGATGACATTTTGACGAGAGGTAAAGATCAGACGGTTCTTATAAAAGGAAATAGCATCAATTGGGAACCCTACAAAGGAGGGTAATGGGTTGGTGGTAGCATCACCCACTTCCCGATACTTCCAGAATTTTAGTCGACTAAAATCTCCCTCAACTGGAGCAGTATTAACGCTTGCAATGGTAAACGTATCACCTGCCGTGTTTTGAACCGTGTTGGTTGCTGTATATCCTTGACCGGCTTGAACAATGCTAATGGCAGAAATCAAACCATTGATGCGTTCTTCAATCTTAAGGCCAGCCCTTGTTTCATTGCTGATGCTTTGAAACGATGTTCCAACTGAGTAAGTTTTGTAACCAATTTGCAACGGATTGGTATTCGTAGTTACACCAATTTGAGCGTTATTCTCGTACCAAAAGTAGGTATAATTATAAATTACATAAGTACTACTACCACTCATTCCACGGCTTCTAATGCTGCCTCTGACTGACTTAACATAAGTGCCAGAGTTAGCTAAGGTATTATTCAATGAATAGAAATCTTGAACCTTATCCACTCGTAGTCTTAGGTTGTTGCCAGTACCACCCGTTGGTGCAAAGATCTCTCCAACAGTGTGGCCAGCACTTGTAGCACCAGTAATGGTAACACTTGTGGGAACACCACTGACGGATGTTGTACCAGCAGTACCAGTAGAAGCTAAATCCAGTTGACGATAGGTGAAGGTTCCATTAGCTTCCCTGATGATAACATGAGGCATCGTCTCCTCATCTAGATCAGTAACAGTGCTTGGAGCAATTGTCTCTTCCCAAGAACCATAGCCACTAGTGGTGTTGTCACTGGTTTTAAAGATAACCCAATAGTCATCAGCACCTGATTCAACAGAACCAGCAACCTTAATCTTTAGGTTATTAAGAAACTGCTTGGGAAGTTGAGCAACAGAAACAACAGAACCTTTAAACGCATCAATGGATGTTCCGGTACTGCCACCTTTTGCTTCAATTGCAAAGTCAGCATCATTGGCACGACGAATATGAACAATGTTACCGATAGCGGTCGCTACCCAACTAGTGTTGACATTAATTGTATTAACAATGTTGTTGACAATATCAGCAATGTTTAATTGAGTTGCTGATGTGGAAGGGGTAGTATAAGAAAACGTGGTAGCATCAAGCTTAATCGAGTAGGTGGAGTTATACGCTATTGTATTAATGGCTGCAAAAGCATATGGCGTTTGAGCAGCACTACTAACAACACCTGCTGCTACGGTTCTCTTACGGTTAAGAACAAAGATGTAATCATTGATCTGAAGAGTTTGCAGATCATCTGTCGTTGTATGAACAGCATACGCAATAGATTCAGCAGCTACTGTGTTAACTGTTTGTTGGACACCATTGCTGGCACTCCATACCTTAAGGGCACCTGCTTTGCTAAACTGAATGATGTACTTCTCTTGATCATCCCTAAAGATAGAAAACCAAGTACCATCAGCCACCGCATTGGCCAGCTTACTAATCCCTTTAAGCCCTGGTCGTTTGGTCAAACCAGTGGCTATGTCTGGATAATAGTTATCACAAATGCGTAGTTGATTGCCAACCTTAACTGTATCAGGTTGTTGAGACACACCCCCAACAAGACTAAAAATTTTCTGAGAGATGGCTGCCATTATCGTGCAATTGTGCGGAACGGAGTATAAGAGATATAGAAGTTCTGACCTGTCTCAACACCAAAGATGTTTACGTCAGACGTTCCTGTATCATAAGCAATACAGTTAGCTCTCAGCATGGTTTCATCTTGAGCATTAAATTGGAACATCTCCTTTGATCCAACAACACTTCCCGCAAACACACGAGCAGCACGTTGGGTGATGTAATCCTTAAAGACTTGGGGAAGATCCTCAAAATTAAATAACCACACCACATCACAGCGAACTGGAACTGGATTAATGAATTTATAAGTATGGTTTACTTTATCGTAGAGTTTGCCGCTTCTTAATACGGTCTGGTATTGTTGAACATTTGAATTCTTGTTGTCTGAGATTTGTAGTACATTATCAGGTACAAGGATCTCATCATCAGTGTTAGGGGTAAATGGATAGTCGATTTCAGAATTGAAATGCCATCCTTCTCCTTGAACTTCACGGTTGACATTCTCAAGAATTGAAAGTGCCGTAGCAATCTCTGGGTTTGCGATGTCGAGCGACACCACTGGTGCCTGCCCGATACCCGTTAGCATCTGATTGATAGCCTGGAGTTGGGTTGTCATAATTCGGACAGGATTATTAAAAGAAAAGGAGCCAACCTTTAACAGTCAGCCCCAGTATTAAAAGGATCAGGTGTTACGGAAAGCACCGGCAACGCCGACGCGCACAGCACCGCAACCATAGGCCAGACGGCCCACAATCACGTCGCCTTGGTAGATCACCTTGGTATCGGCGCCCGTGGTTTGCACGGAGGGGCCAATAGCCTCAACGACACCAGCAGCATCGCGGTGGAAGATCAAACCACAGCTGTTGGTGAAGTCAGTAGCAATACCATAGGTGTTGTTCTCACCAGTCACGGCAGCAGCATCAATAGCAGCGCCAGAAGCCGAGCCATACTTCCCAAGGAAGGGGATGTTGTTGGACTTCTTGATGGAGATACCAGCGATCTCATAGAGACCATCACCAGAGTTCATGCTACCACCGGCAGCACCGTACTCACGGTTAAGGATATTGGTATCAACCTGAGAGATCAGGGCATAGTACTGACGGGGGCTCAGAACAGCCACGCGACCATCCTTAGGAGCAGCCACTTCATCAAGACGGGCAGCAGCTTCAAAGAAGCCATCAACCAGTGCTTGAGCGTCATATTCCTTGGAAGCACCAAGGTTGATTTGGAAGCCACCAGGCTCACCGGTCACAGCAGCCGAAGCAGCAGAGGCTTTGTCCAGAACGCGGAAGATACGGCGATCATAGAACTCAGCCAGGCTTTGACCAATCTGACGGGCGATAGGGCCACGGATGTCATACTGGCTCATGATCTCGTCGAGGTTATCAACGAAAGCAGAGGCGACCAGCAGGTCATCCAACGCGATGGTGGTTTCAGCGGCTGCTGGGTTGCCCGAACCGAGGATGGGCACACCAGGAGTGCGATAAGCAGCAGTGATGCGGCCAGTGTGAATGAATTGAGCTTGCTTACCACCACGCAGGGTCCGGTTCATGACCAGATCCTTAGCAATAGTAGAGTTACGGAAGGCTTCATAAACCTCACCCGTAAAGAGCTTCAGGAACAAGTTAGTCCGCTGAGCATAAGTAGGAGATTGGCCACCCGCTTTGTTAGCGGCGCCAAGATAAGATACGGTAGCAGTCATTAGGATAATGAATAAAAGGGATTTATAACGATTACAAGTACTTGTATTTGAAGATAAGGCAATAGATGTGTTGTATTGGGTGTCCACCGCAGCGGGCCAATACTCCAACCGGTTGGTTTTTTAACGAGGTATCCTTCCTCAAGGGAAAGGGGGTCCGACTTTGAGGTGCCCCCAATCCATTTAATTTAGGCGAGTCACGGAGACCCTACCAACTCCAGAGCCGGTCAGACCGATCTTGTCAGCCGCACCTTTACTTAGATCTAATCCCCTGCCATGAGCATAGGGACCACGATCATTGACCCGAACAACGGCACACCTATTGAAACAAACCTTGAGGCGTGTTCCAAATGGTAGTGTCTTGTGCGCTGCCGTAAGGCCGTTTTGATTGTATCGTTCACCATTGGCTGTTAGGTTCCCGTGGAAACCAGGACCATACCAAGAGCTTAAGACAGACAGAGTAGTTAGAAGAGGTAGCATGAGTTTTTTGCAAAGGACTTTTATATTGCTTACGGCGCGACCATTTTAACTCAGAGCAAGTCGCCAGAGGCGGCTAGTTTTTGTTCGACATCAAACCGATAAGCAGGGTCAGTACGATACCGCCTATCACTGATAGCCGTAGCTAGTTCAGCGTTAGAGCGGAATCCTTTGGCGCTACTCTTGGGTGCTTTGCCAGAGACCTGTTGACCTTCAAATCCAACGGAATCCCGATAGCGTTGATTGAGGGCTTGAACAGCAAAGAAAATAGCATCCTTGTTACCGCTATTGACAACGTTATCGTAGGCAGCAACTTCCTCAGGCTTGAGGTTATCGGCAGCCCATGCCAACGTGTCGTTGTAAGCATCCTGTCCCCCGACAGAATCAACAATTGTCTTAGCAGCATCAGTAGAGAGAGGCTGTGACTGAGCAACAGGATTGTTCTTTTGTAGTTCAAGATAAGCTTCGATGAGTTCTTCCGAAGGCATCTCCTTAAGCTTTTCGATTGTCTCGGGCTTAAGTTGATTATCATTAGAGTAGTACTCCTCTGAAGCCTCCTTTAGGAAGCTAACACGTTTGGATACCGGGGACTCAGTTTCCTGTTCCTCAGTGTCCCCATCATCACTCTCGTTTTCATCTGTCGAAGAGGACTCATCGGTTTCTTTCTGACCTAGTTTCTTTTGAAGTTCTAGGTATGCCTTTTCAAGGTCTTCTGCTGATTTGAATTTACCAGCATACTGAGAGTGTTCTTGGGCTTCAAGTTCACTGCGGCGATATTTATCTTCGGCCTCAGCTTCTTGTTTTTCAATTAGCTGGCTACCTTGTTCCATGAGACGTAGCTCTTCGGTTTGTCGAGCAGACGTAACATCTGGATCAGTAGCATCAAAAACAATTTCAGACATTTGGTTTAGTGAATGGTAATAGAAACGCGGCCCACACCAGGAGAGGTGACTTTAACATCACCATATTTGAATTGTTCCTTTGGTGTGATCTTTACTGGAGCCGGGTCAGTCTCATTGGGGAGGCTGTCCTGGGGCTGGCTGGCCGGTTGCTTGCGAGGCTGAATTGACGACATTTTGTAGGGCTTCAATAGAATCAGGGTTTTTGGTTGGGTCCATCATCGGAGCCTTAGCCAGCTGTCCTGCTTGTCCCATCAAACTTTGGGACATTTGCAGTTGCTGTGCCTTCTGCTGTTCCTGTTGACGCATGTCAGCAGTCTTAACCAGCTTGAGGGTATCAATGCCTTGAGCAGCAGCAAGACGCTTAACGGCTTCCTCTGGGTCAATGTATTGAGCCATAGCTTCTGGACCAAGGGCTTGTGAGATTGTCTGAAGGAACATCATGAGTGATTCACGATCTTGCCCACGACCAATGCCCTCAAGGCCAGCAATGATGGTTGGGTAGACAATACCCTTTGGTAGTTGTGGTAGTTCCTTGGAACGTTGAAGGGTGAAGAGTTTCCGTTGGAGGTACGGGCGAACCAGTTCTACGGTAAGGTTACCATAGATTCCACCAAGCTGCTCATTGAGTTCCTGCTGGGTAGCACGGATCTCCTCTGCGGTAGTACGTTCGCTTTGACGTACGGACAGAATGAGAAACGCTTCCGACAGTCGCTGCGTCAGGGACTGAATCATCTGATAGGCAGAAGAGAAGTCAGCCTGCTTGCTCACTTGAACAGCAGTAACATCTTCAGCCCTACCTTGAATGATTGCTCCATTGCCAGCCTTAGCCAGCGTAGAAGGCTTCACAGTAGCTGCTGGGCTCACCAGGAACACTACCTTGGCAGCAGCAGCAGAACCCTCCACCATGGCTTGCATGAGCCCCTCAAGGGACCGCAAGTCGCCTAGGTACTCCTCAATCCGACCACGCCCATAGTCTTCTCCATCCACAATATTAAAGCGGAGAGGTAGCCAAGGGGTGGTATTCTTTGGAGCCTTAGCAAGAGAGTCAGGAAGAATCTTCCCTTCTGCTTCTTGCCTCCATCGCCACTGTCCATCCTTGAGCTTAGCCCAAGTGTAAACAGCAACTTCATTTTCACCAACAGTAACATCAACACTAGGAGCACTAGTATTATCAGCTACATCATTTACATTCCTTGCTTGTTCTGTTTGAAACTCAGCAGGAAGGAATTGACGGTCAATTGATTCAACAGTAACGACCTCGGTGGGATTACCCTCTCCATCACGGACGACCACAAATCGGTCAAGAGGGTAAAGTTTAACACCACTTGAACCCATGTATACCAGAGCATTTCCGGTTACAATTAGGTGCTTCATTGCCTGGTGAAGGATAACACGATCCTGTGATTCGGCAATGGTTTGCATGACCACCCGTTCCATTTTGGAAAGGGAAAGATCAATCTCTGATTTAACAGCAGCACTTAAACTGGGGTCCAAGCTAAGCTTACCATCATTAATCTGAAGCTTGAAGAAAGTTGCGTTCACGGGGAACAAACTTAGCATCAGCTTAGATGCCATGACGTTAACGCCTTTAGCGCCCATGGATTGCCAAGGAGTGGGCAGTTTCTGACCATTAACAACCCCGGTGGGGGTCAATAGATAAGGAACAGAAAGGGCCGCACAATCCCTAGCAGTATCGAGAAAGATCGTTCTGTCGCTTGCCAGCTTTGCGTAACGACTTGCGGCAGATTGATTTTCCATTTGTTATTTACCAATACTAAGGTTAGGCATTGAAGAACCACCACCACCACTTGTTCCACCAAGGGGAATGTTCAAGCTAGAGGGACCTTGACTTGCTTGACGCATGGAGGCCCTGTTAGACATGGTGGGCTTTACTGTGGTAGGTGTTGTACTTGAAGTCACAGGAGTTGGAGCCGGGGGTGGCGGTTCCGGTGGAGCAGGCATTTTAGGAGCAAGGCACATGATACTAAGTTAGTTTAGATTTGAGGTAGCGGATTACCGCAATAGCACCAGCCATACGGCCAGCTTCCCACGCTGTCATCTCATGATCAGGATAATCATCAGGATACATTCGATCCAGTTCTTCAGTTAGAACAGCTAGATCAATGCGTCCCCCGACAACACTGGTGAGGGGAATGGTTTCAGCGTCGAAGTAAGCGTCAACCATATTGTGGGAGGTCGTTGTTGGAAGCTTCAAAAAATGCAGGCATCCGAGCCCTGGTGGTATCAGATAGGCCAGGTGCCTTTCCTTTTTCATAAAGGGAATCTGATTGAGCCAACCAGAAATCCTTATCAAGATATTTGCTTTCAGATTTACCAAGCCCATCTACTACCCATCCCACAGTCGCTCTGCGAAGTCGATTGAGGCTTGATGTGGACTTGAGGCCAAGCTCAGAGCAGACCATCGAGTGGATGGCAACGTGGGTTTGTTCATCTCGGCTGATGTCGGCTGCTGTAGTTCTGATTCCGATGTCACCATTGAATCGGAAGAAGGGGAGGATAACGAAGAAGACACTGCGTTCAAGGATTGCGGCTTTTAGTAGTGGATGTTCAGGGGCATCCAGCCACGCCTTAAGAATGTGCTTGGCTTCTGATTCAAACTTCTCGTCTGAACCATGAGCAGCTACCACATAATTAAGAGCTTGATCATGCCTCTCTTCATCCATTTGATTAGAAAGAAGAGCTTCCCTAACACCAGGGGTCTTAGGTAGTTCCTTTTCAAGTCCCTGCTGGAGAAACTCACGAACGGGTAGTTCTAGGTGACGGAGACCAAGGGCCCGAAATAGGGCATCCTCAGCTCCATCAACCAGCTTCCCACGTTGAACAGCAACAGGCGTCCACTTCCGCTTTCTGGAGATTACTTGATCATAAGGTGATGTGTGCTTAGTCATTCTCCACAAGGAATACAAGGTTCGTTTTTAAACTCAGTCTCTTCCTCAAAGGAAAAAAGATCTCTAAAGTCATCATCAAGCGCAGCCATTGCATCATCCTTTGCTTGAGTGTCTGGCAATACTTGAAGGGCATAGTAGAGGGATGTCTGGGATGATGCCATCCAATCCCTTAGGAACTCACGGTTGTAAGTAACAACATCGGACCATGAGTTAAAGGAGTACCCATGAAATAGCATCGTTGATCGGAACAACGTTACAATTCCATCAGCTACCTTTTTGTAATCAGCCCAGCCAACTTCCGATGCAATCTCGCAGTCAGGTGGGTACGCAAACGATTGAACTCCAAACGTCCCAGAATCGCGGTCAACGTGGCGGCTAATAGGAGGAGCCAACTCAGGAGTGGTAGTGTACCCCCGAAGATCAACGTTGTTGTAACTACAAGAAGCGGTAGGAGCAATGGCAAAGGCCCGGTGCATGTTCGCATGACGAGCGATCTGCGCCGCAATCTCGATTGACTTGGCCAACTCTGAGACGAGGAGGTAGGCTGGTGTATGTACTGGTTGGTGTGAGATGTAAGCATCGAGAGCGTCGCCAAACTGTTTGTAAGTTACCCCATTTTGACATAGGAAGTTAGCCAATCCAAGAACACCTAGTCCAACCTGACGGTCTACTTCCGGAGAGAGATATTCCCCTGTGTCTCCAACGCCTGTATTGGCGTGAAGATTAATCAGGGAAGTCATTCCTTCTACGAAAGCTGGAGTGAGGTCTTCGAAACGACAAGCACCCAAATTGATATGCTGAAGAAGGCAAGTGCCACGGCTAGGTAGATAAACTTCAAGGCAGACATTTCCATAAATACGATTACCATCCGCATCAAAGCGAATCTTATTTAGCCAGATGTCACCCTTCTTAATTCCATCAAGGGTTGCATCTATCAACTCAGGAGATGCGCTGGTAAGAAAGGCACCATCAACGTTGAGACACCGCTTAACCCAGGACAACTCAGAACGTGATGCCTTGACGAATTCAAGGGCATCTGGATGAGTATAATCAAGGTGGCACACAACAGCACCATTTTTATAAATGCCACCACGCCTCAGGATTTCATTGAGCGTTGAATATATGCGGGCAAAAGAGACAGGACCTGACGCCACGAGTCCTCTACCGTTTTCACTTCCCCGCTCACGGAGTTTAGAAAGGTGGACAGCAACTCCTGCTCCGTTACGGAGGGCATGGGAGACGAATCTCCAACTGGCTTCGATTCCATTGGGACCTTCCATTTCATCTTCAACAACGAAGACAGTACAAGACACAGGCAAACGTGATTCTGGATCATCAATCCAGCTTTGAACCCGGCCAGTGCGGGCAATTTGAGAGGCGGTCATAGAAGGTCAGTCAGGAATGGTGGTTGGTAGTTCGGGCCCTTGAGTATCTTACCATCTTCGCGGCGGAGGGGCTTGCCATCCACGAATTTGCTCATATTGCTTTCAAAGAGTCTGGCCATCGCTGTGTCCAGATTCCAGCCCCGAGCCAAGGCATACTGGTAGCAGACAAAGACGAGATCTGCTAGTTCCTTGAGGGTATGCTCAGCACTATCGCTGTGATCTTCGGCGCAGTGTGCTTCTATGAATTCATGAAACTCTTCCCGAATCAAGCGCATCTGCATATCTTGAACGCCTTCATCCTTTGGATCTAAGGATTGCTCAGCAGCAAGCCGAAAGACGAAAGCCTGTTCAATTAGGTGCTTTGGAGTGGTGGTCATTGGTTAGGGTGTCGATCTTTTTGTTGAGGTATACTTGAGCCTTGAGGAGGTCGTCGAGCGTAGACTCCTTATCCTTTCGGCCAGCACGGCAGAGATACTTAATGACGTTACCAGCCAGAAAATCGAGCTGCTGATCCACAATAAAATCCCAAACCTGAATTCGTCCATGTTGGTAGTGCTTAGGGTTGGTCTTTGAAAAGGTCAGCATACTTTCTTTGGATGGATTGGAGCTGTTGTTCTCGTAAAAATCGTCCCACTGGTCCCGGTCGTAAACATTGTTTGTCATACCAGAATCGTAATTCAAAAAGTCTGCGATAGGTTTGTAACCTAATGTTGATAAAGGATTCACCTATTCGCAGCCAAAGGTAATAGAGTAGGTTAGGTTCAAGGATGTAAACAATAGCCAACAATAAGCCAAGGTCTAATCCAATGAAGGTGGGGTCCATAGGATAGGCTCCTTAGTTGTTGAGTTGTACTCACCAGGACGCAGGATTCGTGCCAAGCGAGCATTGCGTAGGGCGTCTTCTTCGGTCTGCCCTGCCTTGACGTATGCGGCAACAATATCCTGCCAAGGGTTGTCACCGGCTGCGTCAAGGATCTTCTTACTGGATACTGCTCCGATGCCGGGTACTCCTTTATACCCGTCAACGGGGTCACCCGTTAGGCATTGGGTCCAGAACCAATAGTCAGCTTCCTCTGGAGTTACATTGAATTCATCTTCCCCGTTGTACAATCGGCAGGCAATCTGCTTCATGTCTTTGTCGGGACTAACTAATATGAAGTCCCGTGGGTCTAGGTGACATTCAATACCAAGCGCATCATCGGCTTCTACATTCTTGTAGCGCACAACTTTGTAATGCTTGGCGCACCAATCCAGCAACCTACGATAACCAACTGGTTTACGCTTGGTACGCTTTCCCTTGTAATCGGGACATACGGTCTTACGGAAGTTGTTGGTATCAGAGAAGTAAAGAGTGACATTGGTTGTGTCAAACTTACTGCGAAGCTTGCTCACCTCTCCTTCGAAAATGTCTAGTACGACACGGAAGTTAGAGGCAATGGTAATCAGATCATCACCCCAATCAAGCTCCGTCTCTGCTGATTGACATGCCCGGTAGGCGTAGAAGTCAGCGTCAACCCTCAATTGAAGATCAGTGACAGTCCGCCCAGGAGCTACCATCTTTTGCTTCAGAGGCAAGGGGGACTTTGAGGTTGTAGTACTCTCCGGCTTGGACAATCGCCCATTCGAGTTGGAACTTGGCATCAGAAATAAGGTGTGGTTTAACAGCTAATTGAATCTCATCGTGAATCCAACCAAGCCATTGATAGTCAATGTCCCACTGGTATCCAAGATCATTAAGTTGTTGATAAGTGATGACGTTCCATCGCTTACAAACAATTGCTCCAGCACTCTGGAGTAGGTAGTTGAGGGCAGCGTGTTTCTTGCCTTGGAGGCGGATAGGACGCCCATCAAGGCCCTTGAGCACATCACCCTCTGCTCGCTTGGCAACAGCCGTTAGGAGCCCTTCTAGGCCCGGTATGGCCTCAAGGAACTTCCTTCTGATTTCCTTGCCAAGAACAGTCGCTTTCTTATCATCTAGGGACTTGTCTAGAGAAGTACCGATCTTCTTATCCGATGCCCCGTAAATGAAGGCATACGTCAAGGTCTTAACGTCCTTGCGTGAGCAGCCAACTCGATCAGCATTTTGTTGATGAATGTCCCCATTGACAACAACGTCAGCAAAAGACCCTCCATCAAAATGAGCAAGATAATGACCGAGCATACGAAGCTCCAAGCCAGAAGCATCCGCACCCACTTGAGCCATGCCTTTACCCGGTAGAAACAACTTGCGGCAGCGTGGGTCACTGCTCGTTTGCCCAAGATTGGGACGTGAGTGTGCATTACGACCTGTGTTGGTTGCTAGTTGACAGACGTGGTGGATACGTCCTTCTTTGGTGACAGTCTTGAGCCAAGCATTAGCACCATCGGATAGTTGACCAAGGGCTTTTTGTAGTTCAAGAAGACGGGCAAAGATTTTAGCTTCATCCGTATCAATACCCATAAGGATACCCTCATCAATCTTTGGCCTACCAGTGTCGGTAAAGGAGTCTGGTTTCCACCCCCTCCAGGTCATAAATGCCCAGCCGATGTGATCACGCGAGGTAGGGTTGAACTCCTTGAGTTTGGTGAAGGAACACTCATCTACAAGAACTTTTAGGTTGTTGTAAATTTGTTCTTGCTGTACTCCTGTCTCTTTAAAATAACCCTTAGTGCTGTTGTTTCTTTTAGGAAGCATAATGCCCCCGTCAACATACGGAAAGGCTTCCCGCATTTGATCAGCTAGTTTATCCATCTCTGTTCGGAGAGTGGCTTCTAGTTTTTGGGCAGCAACAACATCAAAGGGCCAACCGGATACCTCCTGCTTAGCCATGATCGTGGCTAGGTCATGCTCAAGGCGAATGGAATCTTGGTAGTCACCAATTCCTTTCCCCTCAAATAACTTAAAGAGTGACCCAACAACGTGAACATCCTGCTCACAATAATCCTCCATTTCCTGGGACCACGATACCCAATCCGTATGCTTGGCAAACTCACCTTTGTAATCACCAAGACGATAACCCCAAGACTCCAAGGAGTGACGGCCGTAAAGCTTACTTGGCATTCCGATTGGTTTCTTACGGAAGTCCCGAGACAGGATATCCGGAAAGAACATCCGGCTAAGGATCAGAGTATCGAATAGGGTGGCTTTGGGATTGAAGAAGGGGTAGATGCCTTGGATAACCGGTATGTCAAAGCCAACAATGTTATGGCCGATAAGAACATCAGCCTCTTGGAGAAAGGTAATAGCATTAGTGATTGAGTCAGAGTTTCCGGTGTCATTAAAGCGAAACACTTCCTCAGTGTCGATGTCCTTGACAACAACGCAATGAATGTGATCTAACCCCTGACGGGGTAGGCCGTTGGTTTCAATGTCAAATAGTAGTCGCATCGCGCCCCTCCAACTCGTCGGCTAGAGATTGAAGTCGATTCCTAATATTAAGTTTTACCAATCCAGTTCTTGTAGATGGACGGGTAGTAAAAGGTGGCACCACCTGATCAGCAGCAGCCCGCAAGACGGCAGCAGCACACCGATAATCTTTTTCTAAAGGGCCATCTAACCAGCCACAGTTGTTCATGTAGGCATCCAGCACCGCATCAGCGGCGGGGGAAAGGTCATTCATGACCAGTTGCCGGGTTCTTCCCGGTCGAGAAGTTCTTGTGTCTTAGCAGATGGTGTGCCGCATTCTTCGCAGAACCAGCCACCAGGAATCATCTCACTGTAAATGAACTTGTTCCATCCACAAGTGATACAAACCTCATCATCAGAAGGCGTAGTCATCATCAATCTCAGTAGTGGGTTTAAAAGCTGTGGTGAGGTCTTCAGTCATTCTACCAGTAGATCCGTTGAATGTGATGGTTCCTGCCTGTCCTGTTTGCCCATTGAAACGGTTCTTCAGGACACGGATGTTGGCCATGTTGTCTCCAGCAGAGAGGTTACGCTCAAGGGCGATCACCATATCGGATAGCTGGACAATCGAGTGAGACCCCCGAAGTTGCCCAAGGCTGACCTGTTGACCATCCTCGTGTCCTTTGTCGCCTTGTGGGCGCTTCAGGTGGCTGATCAGCAGCATCCCAATACCAGTCTCCTCCACAAAGGAACGGAGCTTAGTCATGGTCACATCAATCAGCTTCCTCTCATCGTGTGATTCATTACCCGACATAAGGATAGAAAGGTGATCAAGAATGATCCACCCTACTTCCTTGGCCAGTGCCATGAACCGGCAGTCACTGAGGATACTGTCGGGGTCAACACTACCAAACCCATCACGCAGGTATACCTGACCAGTACCAAGACTAGCATCAAAGGCATCTTTAAGATCCTTCTCAGGTAATTCATTGTTTAGATGAAGGGGTTTGTTTGCTTTGATTGACATCAACCTAAGAGCAGTCCGTTGAAGACTTTCCTCAAGGGCAATGTATCCTACCTTTTCACCTTGATCAACAAGAGCCTGGGCTATTTCACCACAGAAGGTACTCTTACCGACGCCGGAACCTGAGGTGACAGTGACCAACTCCCCTTTCCTAAGACCACTAGTGATACGGTCAAGAGCAGTAAAGGGCCAATCAGCATCCCTGCCATGAAGGGGCCGAGTTGCGAGAGCGAATAAGTCTCGTCCGTCGATAACAGTCTTTGGCGAATAGGGTTTTCTATTCCAGAGGACTGTCGATGTGATTGCCTCATAGTCTTTTGCAATTAATGCCTCGTTGGCATCTTTATATGAATCAAGTCGAGCAATGAACAGTTTATCATGGGGAAACAAACTAGCACAGTCTTGTGCTGCTTGCTGTCCTGCCTCATCTGAGTCAAAGAAGAGAACAATAGACTCAAACCCCATAAGCCATTTTAACTGGTGTTGTAGAGCCTTTTTGGCACCAGCAGCGCCATTTGGTAGGCTAACAACCGGCCAGGTCGGGCGGATTTGATACACACTAAGGCAATCTAACTCGCCTTCGGTGATGACAATCTCCTTACCACGTCCCCATAGTTGTTGACCAAACAAAGCGTGGTCTTCGTTCTTACCCGTCCACCTAAAGTCCTTGTCGGTGTCCCTACTCTTAAAGCCAACCAGTTGGCCAGCCTGTGAGTAGTAAGGGAACCTAATGGTTTTGGTGTCGTGATCATATCGAACGTTGAACTTCTTTAAGGTATCTTCCCTAAGGTTTCTACCCTTGAGAGGAACAAAGTCCCCAGTAAAGTCCATGAGATGGGTGTGGGTTTTGGTGATCGTGGTTGGTGTATCGTCCCCATGTTCATAGTAAAGGCAGGAAAAGCAATGCCCGTGTCCGTCCGTATAACGAGCAAGGGCATCACTACTACCACAACTAGGACATGGTTCGTGCTTAAGAAACTCGTTCTCGGAGTGCATTTCGAACTGAATCAGCGGCATTAGTCATTGAAGCGTGATAAGCCATCCAATCTTCAAGCTCATCAATGATTAACTTGGCAATGTCATCAGGGGCAATGTCCTTAGTATGGACATAATCCAGACACTCAACAAGGGTGTCAGCAAAATGTTCACCAAGTCGCTTAAGAATTTCTTCCTTACTTGATGTCGCAGTTGAGATCATTGAACCAATCGAGTGGGATGTCGTGTGATGGTGCCCACAAAAAGCCATTCTTTTCTGCCCACTTAGCGTAGGTAGTCTGACTGGTTTTTGTGAGCGTGTTATACGGGGCTTGGAAGACAAGTCGAATATCAAGAGTTGGATGCTGCTTTTTAACGGCAAGCATCTTCCTTCGATCTTCTGGTTTGAAGTAACCCTTGGCTTCCAGTATGACCCCGTTGGGCAGGATGAAATCTGGTGTGTAGACAGCAGATAATGTGTAGGTAAGCTTTAGAGTTTCATATTCAAACTGGTGCCCATTCAGTTCGAACCACCGTGCCAGCTTTTCTTCAAGGCGGCTACGGTATTTAGGCATTAGAAGGGTACATCATCAGCATCGTAGCCTACTGGCCCAATACCAGGATCTTCAGCCGGTTCAAAGCTGGGGCTACCACCCTTAAACCCATCTGTCTTACCGAACAGCGCAGCCACGCCATCCTCATCAAGGCCACCGCTATCAGAACCTCCCCCGCTAACCAGCTTGAGGATTTGAGCACCTCGCACCTTAACGGAGCAACCAACCTTTTGACCAAAGACATAAGGCTTAAGATCCACGATCAATTTAACAACAGTACCTTTCCAGATCTGTGTGTCAAGGTCAATAGGAACCCCATCTGTATCCACCCAAGGGAACATAGGAGTAGTGCTTTCACCACCGTAGCTAACCTTAATAAACCCTTCCTCATCCCACTTAGGGAGTTCAGCAGAGAATCGTTTGCCAGCCATTTTGTTCTTACCCCATTCCAATGCCTTTTGATAGGCATCTTCAAACTTGGTAAGGAACTCCTCAGGCACCTTAAATCCAATGGTGCAGTTGTTAAACTTACCACTTGGAACTAGTGCGTTGATGTAACCTTCGAGGCTTGTGGTGATGATGAAACGTGTATCAGACATCTTTGGTAAGAAATTCGTGGTGTGCGATAAGGTCGATAAAATCAACCAGGGTGTCATCCAGCAATAGATCAGCACGGGTTGCCCAATACTGAACATGTTCTGGTAACCAACAAAGACCGTAGCCTATGTTAATGCGCTCAGCTAACTCAATAGCGTAAGCATCGGAGGGAATGGTTAGTTCCAAGATTTCAGACGTCAAGGATACTCTCCACAGTGGTGTAAGCCTCATCGTATGCCTCAAGACATGCCATAGCATTGCTTCCGTTTTCGGCAGCCTCAGTCAAAAAGGCACACTCAGCAAAGACATTACAAAGGTAATCAACAAAGGTTACCTCGTAATGATCCTCTTCATTACCCTTCTCTTGAAACTCCCACTCTTCGTAGTAGTTATCAATCACAGAAGGGTGAAGACCCAAAAGCTCAGCAATTTCCTTAAGTTCCATTAGCAAAAGAAGTAAGAGGATTGTTGGACATCATTGATGTCAAGCGTATTTAACATGACACTCTCGTCAAAGTCAACCCCTAGCTGTTCTGCCCATTGCTGGAGCACTGGCTGTGAGTAGATCTCAACGAACTTATCACGGATTGCCAAACCTAGATCATCCATGTCACAGGAACGACCAAGCACACAATCATGTATCACAGTAAATGGGGCATCCCACTCCGCAAATACAAGGTGAAGCAACGCAGCATCTAAACTATGAACTAGATTAGGTGATGCGGCTGTCTTGGATTTAGCTAAGTTGATCTGACGCTCATCCCATTCCTTTAAGAGGTTTGTTAATACAGTTTGTCCAAGTAGTTTAGTTGTAATTCTATCCACATCATTATGGCGATACTCCTGAATAACATGAAACCCAGAAGGTGTCACCCATTCAACAGTTGTCTTACCAGCCTTGATACATTCACCCGCCACCTTCTGGATAAACTCCATAGAACGACAAGGACCATCAAAGACTTGCTTGACACCATAACGATAGATAGCTTTCACGATCATCTGTAACTCACCCTTCTCAAGTTTAATTCCCTTGAGTTCCTGACGTATGTAATCACGAGCACTGTTTTCCGTCACCCCGTAAGGTGTTGTCATGACAGTTCTCTTGGTTACTTTTCTTGTGATCAAATGATGTAGATGCTCAGGAAGAATCTCCTTTGCCTTCTCAGCAACGATCTTATACCCGTCAGAGGGTTTGTCAGTAGGGACAACGTTGACCATTTCAGCAGCAGTCTTATCTAGTGCTAATGCTGACAAGTGTTGAAGACCAGAACAAGTAGCATCAACTGACACAGGAAGACCAGATGTCTTCTTGCTTCCTTTGATGACACATTCATAGTACTCAATACTAGCAGCAATAAAACACCAGGGTTCTTCTGCTGTTTCCCATAGACCAACTGTTCCCTCAGGATCAGAAGCTATTTGAGTTAAGAAATCATGGTTCTTTTTGACCCATGCTATTCTCTCATCCATTGGTGCTTTATCCAGTCCATAAGTAGTAGCAACCTGAAAGGCTAACCACCACTCATTAACAGGACCCTCTTCTTCAAAGTAAATCAGACTCTTGTCGAAATCTGTACCTTGAGGACTGAGACTTGTGGGAATAGGATAAACCCTACCCCTAAAATCAAACGACCAAGGAACCCAAAAGACTTCACCCTTGTACTTGTTAGCTACATAAAGAGCCTCAGTTGTTCGATAGTTCTTCTGTGCCAAAGCTGCGTTCATATCCTCAATCTGAGTTCGTGCCTTTTTATAAGCATTACGATCCTCGATTGCGGCTGTTTCCCACGGCTCTGGCTTTGACGGTGGAGGTGATGGCTCCTCCGCTCGGAACTTACCCACCCTTAGGCGGCGTTCCATACAGAAGTTGGCTAGCTCCAGCACCCTGCCGTTGATACGATAGGGGACCTTCTGGAGCCGGTTTAGCATGACAAGAGCCGTGCTATCTGGTGCTAGTGCAAGACTTCGCCGCTTTTTCCTTGAAACTCCTGTTCTGATCAGGGAAGTTAGCCTTCTGAGGTCGTTGGTTAAATACCCACCCATTGTCCTGACCCCCCAGTCGTTTGGCTCACACAGCATGGGCCACATACAACCAGCAAACGCCTCAGCCTGCTCCATAAGCGCCATCTTGGCCTTTAGGAACTCTGGGTGGTATACCAGAGTGTTTTGACTCTCTGTCGGGGTCTTAAAGACCTGCTTGACGGTCACCCAACCCGTAGCCCTAACCAACCGATCAAACAACCATCCTCCAACCAAGTGTTTAACACTAGTTGTCCATTTCAATCTATCTATTCCATTCTTACGCATTACTGATGTATAACGCTGTACTTTATACCGATAACCCTTGTGTGCATGAATTAGAGACTTGGCGTCGCTAAATAAGATCGGATACTTACGTTGAAAGTCATCAAGCATTATCTGATCGTGAATTTTATCACCAATCATTTGAGTAACTACTGGATACTTCAAGCATTCAGTACCTCTTACCCCCAATACATCCAACACACACTTAGCTGTGATCAATGCTAATACCGCAGGATCACAGTCCTTAATCATAACAACTGCTGCGGCCTTATCAGTAGCCCAACCCTGGCTAATGCGGCTAATCTTACCCGCAATCTCATTAGTAATACTCTCTAACCCTTGCTTAATAAACGCTGACCCATAAACAGTAGAACTAGCATAAAGCCTGTCCTCTGCTGCTCTGGTGCGTTCCCTGAGGCGTTTAATCGCTTCACTACGGGCATCAAGTTCTCGCTGTAATTGACGGGCGAGCTGCTCAGTTGTGGCCATAAGTTAAGAGGCTTGTGATGATTGGATAATGTTCCTAGCATTACGAATAATCATTATCCTTGATACAATCTTTACTAATTGTTGTGTTGCTTCAATCTCTTCTTCTGCCCCATCAACACCCAATTGTGCCAATAGTAGATCCTCAGGATGTACATCAGGAAGCTTAGTTACTTCCCCTGTTTCTTCATCCTCTTCATGGGTAGCTAATACATCCCCATGTGCCTCTAACCTAGACCCAAGATCAATCAATCTATCCAAACTACAATGCAACAACCCATAGAGTTGTACCTCATACTTAGTTTCCCGGTACTGTTGATAAGCCATTGATTTGTGGGTGACGTGATGCCTTATTGAAGGCTTGATAAGCAAGAACCATAGCTAACCCTTTCTTATTAAGGTAGCTATATTGCCTTATTTGGTTGCGCTTAGCTAGTTTCCTAAGTTGTCGCCAAGTTAATACCTCAGAAAGGTGTGTTGCTAAGGTGTCTGGGTTGGGCAAGTGTTGGCGGCCTGTGATACGCAAAGCGGATTCGAAGTCCATTCAGGTTCAATATGAAGGGTTAGATCAACAATACGTTGAGAGGGATTAAACTCAATGATCGTGACTATTGCATGGGCTTTGTTGTAAGCCATGACACACCCATTAGTTCCATCAGGAAACCAATAGGAATAAGGGGTAACCATTACTTACCCTTCATGGCTGGTAACCTAAAGCAATAGTCAAGGTGTGCCTCTTGGATCTTTTTACGAACCCACATAACCCTGGGCTCTGTTGTCATTGTGGCTGCCCTAAAGATCTCCACAATTAACATCATTTGCATCTCAGTTAATGAATCAGACCCCTTCTGTCTGATCTGTTCAATCATACGCCTCATTTCTGGCGGGAAACTATCCCAATTAGGCTCTCTATCCTTTGTTGCGGTTGTCATTGTTTGTATAC